TAGTCAGAAAAAAAGTGTGAGTGTGAGTGTGAGTGGGAGTACTACCCAACAATGTGAAGAATCATGCAAAGTCATGCCAAAAAAGAGAGGACGACGCCCCAAAGACAAATCATATACAGTAATAAGTAATTATAAGGAAGTACCATTAGAAATAGAGGATGATAATATTATTCTACATTTGCCGGGAGATGATAAAATTAATAGTGATAATTACAATGATATTCTGATAAATACAGATGGGATAATGAAATATGATCCGATATTGAATGAACCAATGCCTTATGAGCCATTTAATAATATGCAGAGTGATTATGCAAATATTTTGGATAAAAATCAGGAAAAAATAGAGAATATAAAGGAAAATGATGATTTAGCAACAAACCAGAATATTAATGAAAATAATTTATCGATTGATAAAGATGAAGTTTATGTAAGAACAATTGGATTTGAAGAAATGAATAAAAATTATTTTAATGTGTTAAAGAAGGTAAAAATATTAAAAATGATTCAGTCAGATGATGATAAAAAGGAGTGGGAAAATTTCTCAGATATTGCGTGTTTTTATTGTACAGAGAAATTTCAGACAATGCCGATTGGAATACCTGTGCGAAATATTAGAGGAAAATATTTTTGCAGAGATAATTTCTGTTCATTCAATTGTGCAGCAGCATATATATTTTCGGGATATGATATGAGATATCATTTTAAAAAATGGGAATATTATTCTTTATTATGTTTATTAGCAAAACAGATACATGATATGATTGGGAAAGAAAATGGATGTGATGAGAAAAAAATAATTTATGTGAAAATAGCAGAGGATAGGAATTTATTAAAGAAATTTGGAGGACCATTAACTATAGAAAAATTTAGAGAACAATTTTATTTTCTTGATAAAAAACATACTCTATTATATCCACCAGTATCATGCATGTATCCACAGACTGAAGTAGCACATTATGTAAGTGTTCATCGGCAGAAGGCATTATTATTAAATAATGAGAATCGCTTTCATGAATTGAATGATTTACGATTAAAGAGAGATAAACCATTAATTCAGAAAAAGAATACATTAGAGGAATATATGTCGTTAAAAATAACTTAAAAATAATAATATATTAAGTATTAGAAATCATGGGAAAGACAGTATATGCAGAGTTGGATAAAATTACTTTTGATAAAATAAAAAAATCAAGAGCAACAAATGGAATGATTGATGATAATAAATTTTTTAAAGGATTGAAAGAAGGGGACAGTGTAATTTTTTCTTGCAATCGGAGAAAAATAGAAGCAGTTTTAAAGAAAATAAAAATTTATAATAATATTGGTGAATATTTGAAGGTAAATGCTCATATAGGTATGTTGGAAGTTAATAGTTCAAAACCAATGGATTTTTTGAATATAATGAATAATAAGAAGGTTAAAATATACGAGGTTGATTATTATCCTTATGATGGAAATGACAAAGATGATCGAGATAACCATTATGGTAGCGATGGCGGTGGTGGAAGAATCGATAATACTATTGATAGAGAATTAGAAAATTTTATTTCATCATTATTTGGTGGAGATATTGATGATTATGAATAGTTTTAATCAAGATATTGGTAAATGTCCGCATTATCAACAATTTGTACATCTTCAATTTCATTCTTTTTATTCATTTTATGTTTTTTGATAGATGAAATGATTTTATTTCTGGTATGTAGTTTTATTTTATCGCGAATAACACCAATTGACGACAATGTAAAATTTTCAAATTTAGATGAATACGATGATATTTGTATATTTGCTATAATAAATAATATAATAATGATTACGACTAGTGCTAATAATATAGTAAGCATATATATTATTAGAAGAAATTATTGTTGAGCACATTGCATGGGCATAGGCATTGATTTACCGGGCATACCATTACCATCATCATCATCGTGGAAATGATCTGGAACTTCAGATGATGAAAGAAGATGAATAATTTTATCAGAATCTAAATTCTGAAAATCTAGTTTTTCACGACCTTCATAAATCTTATCCATTAAACTCTTAAATTCATCTAGATATTCAGATGGAATACTTTTTGGCAGTTCTAATTCAAAATGAATATTCAGATTTCCATTTTTAATACCATATGCTGGAATGACATAGGTTTCATCTAAATCAATTTTCTGATAATAGCAGAAATTAATTTGTCTGTCACCAAAATATTTAATTGTTCTTTCTATGCCATTATAATACTCATCAAGTCTAATTTTAATTTGTGCTTCTAAATTATCACCATCTCCTCTTGTAAAAATATATTTTTTCTCTTTATTATTTGTAACCAATGATATAGAAGAAGAATAAGAACTTTCTTCACCACCATCTTCACCATCTTCACCATTTTCACCATCCTCGCCATCCTCGCCATCCTCGCCATCCTCGCCATCCTCGCCATCCTCGCCATCCTCGCCATCCTCGCCATCCTCGCCATCCTCGCCATCCTCGCCATCTTCATCATCTTCGCCGTCTTCGCCGTCTTCGCCGTCTTCGCCATCATCACTTGAAGATTCAACATTAATTGCAGAATCATCTTCATCTGAAGCCAAATTTACATTATATTCATCTTCATCGACATAAATTGCAATAACATCACCTAAATCCAATGTGGGAATATTATGACCTTTCTTCTCAAATACTTGATGTTGATTTGGACGAGAACCTATTGAAATAACAACTTCAATTTCTTCTTCAAAAGGAACAAGTAAATCGGAGGATGGAGGCTCCAATTTATCCCAAACAACTCCATCCGGTAAACCCATACGCTTATATTTTACCGTTTTTGTAACACCAAAATATGAATCATCAAGAGTGAGACATACAGGAACCCGGATTGGTTGTACTTGAATTCGACGTTCTTTTGGATTTCTTTTACCAAATAAATGTTCAAAAATTTGCATTGGATCGCTCATAGATGTTTGATCGATATTATTTTTTCCAAATTTATCATACATTTCTCTTTTTTCAGGATCAGACAGGATTTCATAAGCTTCCGTAATTTCTTTAAATTTTTCGAGAGCTTCTTGATTATCGGGGTTTTTATCAGGATGATATTTTAATGCCATTTTTTTATATGACTTTTTAATTTCATCGCTGTTACATTCAGAGGTTAGTTCTAAAACATCGTACAAAGAAGTATCTGCCATTCTATAGAATTAGAATATAAAATTCTTTAAATCGATTTCCGCGAGGAAAGACTTAAAAATAAATATATATTTACATCATAGAATGACAAAAATTTTATCATTTGATGTTGGCATAAAAAATTTAGCTTTTTGTTTTTTAGATTACAATAAAGATCAGTCAAAAATAAATAATATAATATCATGGGGTATTATTAACTGCAAGTCAGAATTATGGATGCCAGAACAAAATAATAAAAAATGTGGAAAATGTGGGAAAGGTACAAATTATTGGATAGTAAAAGACGGTGAAAGAACTGAATTATGCAAGGTTCATGCACGTCCTTATGAGAAAGAATACATCCAAAAAATCAAAACATCTAAAAATCAGTATAATCAAGTTGATTCATTAGGATATGAATATTATGCATATGAATTACGAGACCTATATTGTCCATGTGGAGAGAAAAGTAGAAAATTTTTCATAAAATATAATGGGGATGTAAGTTTTAAAAATGTAAAGATTGGAGGTTTTTGCAATAAATGTAGTAAAGATATTGATTAAAATAAGTGATTATGTAAAAGATGATGATACAAAAACCTCTACTCGGATATACGAAGGGTTGTCAAATTTAAAACTCGATGGAGTTAATGAAATTATTATAGAGAATCAGCCAGCTTTAAAGAATCCAAAGATGAAATCGGTACAACTCTTTATATATACCTATTTTTTTTGTAAATTAAAAGAGAAAAAATATCCAGAATTGGAAAATATAAGTTTTTTCAATGCAAGTAAGAAATTATTTAATAAAGAACAACATAATCGGACACAAGAGTTGAATGAGCAGCCACATGAGTCGTATGAGAAACCAGAAAAGATACAGTTGCAGCCACAAGAGAAGCTATCAGAGTATCAGTCTTATAAGAAAAGGAAGAATGATAGTATTGAAATTGTGAAAGGATTTTTAAAAGATATGGGAGATTGGAGTGAATATTTTCATTCACATCCAAAGAAGGATGATTTGGCGGATTCATTATTACAGGCTGTTATGTTTTTTGCTTAACCTAAGCTTCTATAATTTTTGGGGTGATTGTCCCCCATCCAACATTTTTCTTTATTTTTTCAACTTGTTTCATATCTTCTTCATTCAAAAGCATTTCACCATCTAAAATTCTTTTGAGCCCTCTTTTTGTAATTTTCTTAGTTTTCAGCCATTTGGAACCAAGAATAATAGCAAGTTTTGCATCTTCTTCTGCTTTTTTTCGAGTTTGTGATTCAACATAATCAAATTGGTCAGCCCATTTCTCAAATTTATCGCGAACAACTTCATTAACATTAACTTCATTAGAATTATATAAATCACATATTTGGTCATATTTTTCGATAGTGAATTGTTCTACAAATTCTTCAAATCTTGAAGTATCCCAGCTATTTTTTTCTTTGAGAGTTTTGATAATATTTTCCTTAATATTCTCAATTAGAACATTATGATTTTCAGGATGTTCTTCATGATAATGCACCATTTTAATAAATTGAGGAAGACAAGTAGATGGATGACTAATTAATTTTTCAACTTGGCTAGGTGTAATATAATTTAAATTTTCATTCCCGTAAGAATTTATTTGAATATTTTGTTGATGAACACTTTGATCCAAATGTTGATTAATATTATAGGAATATGTATTTCCAATTTTTTTTGTTAATTCAAAAATTTGTTTTTCCAAATGATCAATATGCTCTTTATAAATTTTTTCTTTTTCCTCTATAATATGCGATGCTTTGCTCGCCATAATACATTTTTTGAGATGTTTATTGAGATTATATTTTGCAGAATA